GGTGAGTTAGATAACAATGATCCAATATCAGACGATACATTTCTTGTATTTTGTACTATTGGAAAATCTATTTGAGGATTAATATCTAATAATGGCATTACAGGACTTTGTATTTGAGGAATAACTGGAATACCTTGCGATTCATTTAATAAACCAAGATTATCTATAATATCTTGCAAAGCGTTTATATCTACATTTGATTCTGGTGTAAGTACGCTTGTATCAACTAAAGGCATTGGTTCTGGTGCTTCAGGAATAATATTTACATTATCAAACAATGATGCACCTAATGATGGAGGTGATGATTGAGGAAGCATATCGGTAGCTGTAATTCCTAAATCTTCTCCTGTTACTGGAAAGTAATTTTGATCCGCCATATTTAAAATAGGATCTTGATAAACAGGTTGATTAACCACTACTTCTGGTGATACTACTGGAAAATCTACTTGTGGATTTGGTGTTCCTAGTAAACCACTAAAATCAATATCACTTAAATAAGTTGTATCTAAGCTCCCCAAAGGTGATACGGTTTGTGGTCTTACTTCTGGCATTTGTCTAACTGATGATTCATCAAAAAGAACGCCAGCTGGCATTGGAGTACCTCCGCCCATTGGTAAACCTAAATCTGCTCCCGTCATGCCAACATTAGGATCTTGAACACTTGGAAAGAATCTTGGAGGTTCTATCCTACTTGCTCCTGGTGCTGTGTAACCCATTGGTTGATCCATGCTGTAAGACATTCCTGGTGCAATCATGCTAGGTACGTTTTCTCCACCAGCTATAGAACGTGCATAATTTAATCCGCTTAATATACCACCACCAAGACTACCATCACTACCAACAGGAGATCCAAAACTTCCGCCCATTTCATAAAATTTATTTCTAGCGTTGTTTCTGTTTGTTGGATTAATGTAAGTATAAGGTTTAACTGAATCAGGAACTCTACTCCATCCCTCTGTAGTGCTTCCCGTTGTTTCGGTTACTGGATCAAACCAGTAAAAGTTCATTGAATCAATGTATTCACCGCCTAAAGCTCTACTGCCTATATCACTTTGAGCGTATGGATCGTATGTTGTTTCTGCCATTATTTAACCTCGAATAATTTGTCTATTTTTTGTTCCATTTTATCTAAAACCTCTAAGACTCTAGCTATATCCATTTGTTGTTGTGATTTAGTCACATACAAAGTTGGTATCTCTTCTCTAGTTTTATTTAATAAAATGTTCACTCTTTTTATCTCATTTGCGTTTGTGCGTATGTTATACATTAGAGGAGCAACCACTAATGTTAAAAGTACATTCCAAAACAATAGCGGGCTGACATCCATTTCTTAATAACTCCACAAATGAGGGCGAGGTCTATTCTCTTCTGGTTCTGATATGTCCAAATGTATAAAACGCCCATTGCCCTTTTGATTAATTCCTATGCCTGGCAAATTTCTTTGCATGGCTAATTTTAATATTATATACGCTTTTTCGTGTGATGCACCAATGTCAACCGCCAAACCTGAAGTATGCACACCAGGGTTTTTCTTTTTCTTTTCTATTGGGTGTTCAACACACCTATAACCAGATGTAATAATAAAAGGAAAATCTGCTTCCTCTCTTATTCTTTGAACCACATCAACTATCCTTTCGTCTATGCCATGCTTACCACAATGCTGACAAGCAAACTCTTTTTCAGAAAAGTTAGGATACTTATCCCAATCCATTATTTACTATCCTTATTACTTGCACCAAAATAAAAACTAATAACTGCTGTAGCAATACCTGTTAATGAGCCAATAATAAGCATCACAATATCATCACTTGCATCTGGCAAAGGATAAATTGAAATCATAAATATATAACCAAAGAATCCTACCAAGCTAATAATTCCTAAAAGTTTAGGAGTCCAATCGTTAGAAAATGTTTTTCTTGCGTTTTGTATATCTGCTGTCTCTAGTGCAAACAAATCAACATCCATTTCTTTCATTCTTACTTCAAAGTCTTTTTCAGCCTTTTTAAGTTTTAAGAGTTGTTCTGGTGTTGCGTTCTGTATAGCTTGCTCAATCTTTTTAGGTTCGGGATCACAACCCAATACTTCAGCTACTAAGTTAGCAGCCATACCACCAACAGGGCCACCTAATGCTGTTCCTAGTGTTGGTGCTAAACTTCCAACAAGACTTTTTATTGCTTTAAATTTCATACATTACTCCGCTAATGGATTTTTATTTTTATTTTCTAATTGTTCTATGTCTGTCTGCATACGTTTAACACTAGCGGTTAAAGTAGCTATATTGGTCTTTAAATCGCTGTTGTCTGGTATAACCAAACCATCCAAAGATTTGTTAATGTATTCAACTGACGTTTCTATAGATGCAAACCTTTCTTCAATAATCTTTTGAGCATCTTCTGTATCATCTATCCCACCTATAGCAGCTTCAAGGTTCTCTAACCTATTGACATACTCTGCACCTGTGTAACCAAAACCAGCTAAAGTACCTACAATTCCTACTAAAGCTATTAGTTGTGTTGTTTTATTTTCAAACCATTCCATAACATTTCCTAAAGATTAGGTTGTAAGTCTACCATTTGACTTAATGTATTTAAACTTGTTCCAGCTAATTCATAAAACGCTGTTGAGTTATCTGGTATGTTTATGTCTTGGTAAACAGATCTTGGTTCATACCAAGTATTGTTTTGAGGTATCTCTACTGTCTTATAAGATTCAAACGCTGGCACATAACCCAGATAAGCAACTAACGTAGATTCATCGGAGTATTGCCCTGTTTCTTCTTGTTCTTCTTCTGCTTCCTCTTGTTGAACTTTAATGTTGTTAGCAATAATCTTATCGGCTACTTGATCGGCTTCACTAGCCGTCATAACACCCGATGTTGCAGTATCAATTTCACCTTGCATATCTTGAACTTGCACTTCTGCCATAACCATTTGTGGTGAATCATCAACCGTAGGCATTGGCGTAACCACTATGGATACATTTCCCGAACCACCAGAACTCATGGATAGAACCTGGTTGTTTTGTGCGTTAGCGGAAGTTATTTGATCCGACATACTAGGTGAATTGCTTGTACTTATGCCACTTGAACTAGAAGAACTAGAGGATGATGTGCTAACGCTAGAGCTGTTGCTAGAATTATTATAAGCACTACTGTAAGCACTAGAATTACTATTAACTGCTGTTCTCAACGTACTAGCAACAACCGATAGAGCTGATACCCTTACAGAACTTCTACGTTCATCGTTGGGTTTGCTTTCATCTTCTTCAGTAAACAACTCTTCTGTTATTTCTTCTTCGAGTTCTTCTTCGTGACTTTCTTCTTCGGAGATTCGGTTTTGATCTCTTTCTGCGATTTGTTGTTCTTCAATAATTTCTTCAGGCTCAACCATTTCTTCTTCAAACCACTCTTCAAGCTCTTCCAAAGTTTCAAACTCTTCTCTTTCAGTTTCTTCATGTATGTTTTCATTTTCTATTTCTTCCCTAATTATTGTATCAAATACGTATATTTCTGTAAGTTCATCTGTAGGAAGGACATCATACGGTAATACGTTATAAATTTCTGTTTCTTGTGGAATTAATTGCTCTTCGTAATTATCTATAAACGGTTCTGAATCTATGTAATCATCTTGACGAGTTTCATCCCATTCAATCATACCATCATCATTAAAACTTATATCATCACCAAACCATTCATTTACTTGCTCTTGTCCAAATTCTTCCACATCCATTTCGTACCATTCTTCATCTGTAAGTTCCATTCCAGTATAAGGATCATCTTCATAACCATAATCAAAGTTTTCCTCTACAAAGTAAGCAACCGATGCTTCTTGTGTGTAGCCAGAACAAAAAGGAGCGTACTGTGGATCTTCTTCGCATTGTTGATCGTCATAGGCTTCCCAATACAAAGGACACATCGTATTGTACAAAGAATCTAAATCACATTGCTGTGTTAAGTAAGCATCTGCATAACCAGAACAACTTGAATCATTTAAAGGATTACTACAGTCAATAAAATTACCTGAACCATCACTATACAAAGAACCGCCATTTTCTAATGTCGTGTTATAAGTTGTGTCGTTCCAATTAGTATTAACACAAGTTCCCGATACATTAGTTGTTCCTGTATTACATTCATCGTGAAAAAGATAAGTGTATATTTCTGAAGAACTTCCTTGTTCTCCTATCAAAACATCATGGTTAATAATATCTAATGCACCGTATCTAAATTCATAAGAATTATTATTCCAAAGAATTACTTCAAAACTATTGTCTGAACCACTACGGTTGTATTCCCTCATGTCGTACCAACCAAATACAGACTTATCGCTAAAGTTTTTAGCTAACATTTGCGAATCATTGTCTCTAATTAGATCAGTCCAAAAAGGCAATAATGTATTGGTATATTGAGGTAAGGGATCGGGTGTGTAATCGCCACAATAACTATTGTAATTTACATTGCCAGTACCTAGTCCAAAATGTAAACAACCATTGGTTGCCATTCTTGCTGAGTCATAGTCGTTACCATAAAAGGTAAATGTATTATCTAAATTAAAAGGGTTTGATAGCTGGTCGTCTCCAGCATTAAGATTGGTTATTCCAGTTTGATTGGTTAAATCAACAAGACTTTGATTGCTTTCGTAAATGTATGCTGAGCTTAGTGTTGTACTAAGAATACATAAACTAACTAGCCATAAATTCTTTAGCACAAGTTCTTCCTGATTTCTTTTTACCTTTAGTGGTACGAGTTAATTTACATTTTGAAATGAATTTACTACGCACCTCTTTGTAATCAGGTCTATCTTGTACGTTACTGGCCCACGCTGCTTTAGCTTCTTTACCTATTTTTCCTTGATATGGACAAGGCGTTCCAGCCATTTCCATAGCTTTAAACACCCTAACATCTTGACAAAGAATAGACACAGAAGCCACTTTCATTCCAGTATCGTAAAGGTATTTGGATAGTTTTAATCTTTCACAGTTTTCATCTTTAACTGTACTGCCAGTTGATATACCAAATACTTGTCCTTGAAACGCTCCCGATCTACCTACCGTACATAAGTCTTGTGAATAAGACATGATGCTTGGTGCAATAGCTGAAGCTGGGGGTGCTTTAGTCCTAACATTTTGATTAATAGTTTGTGTGCTGTTTGATTGATTGATATTTCTGTTCGTATTATCACTAACCGTATTGTTGTTATTGTTATTGTTGTTCGTATTGTCTGTCGTTACGTTTGAATCAGATGTCGATGTATTGACGTTAGTGTTTGCATTTGTATTGACATTGTTAGACGTATTGTTGTTCGTGTTTGTACTGGTACTTGTATTCGTTACGTTTTGATTCACATTTGAATTATTAGTGCTAGTCGAAGTGCTAACATTTGTATTGGTATTGGTGTTTGCATTTTCGCTAGTAGACGCTGATGTATTGACGTTGGTATTAGCGTTTGTATTCGTATTTACGTTGGTATTGTTATTGGTATTGGTATTCGTATTCGTATTTACGTTAGTATTTGTATTCGTATTGGTATTGTTATTAGTATTCGTGTTGTTATTAGTGTTCGTATTGGTATTGTTTGTAGTCGTGTTATTAGTAGTCTCTAATGTGTTTTGCTCACAATATTGTCCAGTCGTACAATCACCTGTCTGATCTGCCATAGCAAAAAAGGGTAAGAATAATACCCCTAAAGCAAATATCCGTTTCATTTTTTCTTTTTCTTATAAGATACTTTTACACCTTTCTTTTTGGCTGCTGATTTAGCTTTAGCCATTCCTTTCTTGGTGTATGAGTAATGTCTACTTCCTACTTTTGGCATGATTATTTCCTTTTCTTTGCAGTCTTAGCTGCTTTTTTAAATGCTTTAGCGGTGGGTGCGCCTTTTGTACCAGGCTTCCTCATCTTTTCATTAGAACCCTTTTTGATTCTTTTTCTTTTTGCGTGTATGTTTGCGTATAGTCCTTTAGCCATTACTTTCTCCAAAATGATTTTGCTTTAGTTTTAGATTTATTACTTAATTCGCCATAGTGAAATAGTTTATGACTTGCTTGAGTGTGCTTTGCGCCAGAGTGTAAAGTACCATCTGACATTTTGTGCATACCGCCTTTGTGTAAAGTTCCATCTTTTTTATAATGATTAACACCTTTCATATTATTACCATTTCTCCTTATTTGCCCAATAAGCAGCTGACATTTTACCTTTAGCTATGTTCTTAGCGTGTCTTGCTTTAAAAGATTTAGCTCGTTTAGTCATAGTTTTATCGCCAGTCTTACCTTGCTGTCCAAACCTTATTGTTTTTATTTTATCACCTTCTTTAGCCACGACCACATGAGATTTAGTTTTATGTTTTGGAGTGCGTTTCGGTTTATTAAAACCACTTACTCCAATTTTAGCTAGTCTAGGGTCTTTAGCCATTACTGAACATTTCCAGTTTTAATTAAACCTTGTGCTTGTATCTTAGCAGCTTGCCTGAGAACCTCTCTATCACGTTCCATAAGACTCTTAATCTCTGCTACGTTGATCTGCGCTCCGTATTTGGCTTGCAACTCTGCACTTTTCAGCATCATGTCCGCTTCAATCTCATCTCTTCTTCTATCATCTTCCATAATAAGTTTCAGACGATCTGTTTCCGCATCAATAATAGCTTTCTGTGCTGATACTTGAGCTTTTTGCATTTCCGCTTCCGCTAACAACGTAGATGGATCGGGTTGTGGCGGTTGTGGCTGCATTGGAGGGAAGTTTGAGTTAATAAATTGGTTAGCATCTTTAAATCCAGCAATTTCAATCATTTTTTGTAGCGTATTGGCGTACATTTGTGGTGTAACCATAGGGTTCTGAGGGCCTAATTGAGCCATGATTTGCTCTTGTTTTTGAGCGACTAACATCAATGTTGCTGCTTTTTCTTCATCACTTGAGTTGGTAATAGCTACATTAACCACTATGTCCTTATCGGCATCCCATACTCTAGGATCTATTGGTATAAAGTTATTGTTTAACCTCACCATCTCTTGTTGATCTTGGTGTTTAACGATTAAACGATTAACCAATCTAAATAAATCCGTCATACCTTGCTCGGCAAATATACGGGCAATCATTTCAACCCTACCTTGAGACGCGCTCATGGTCGCTGCTACCGCAGCTTTAGTTGTGCTTTGTAACGCTTCAGCGTTCATACCCATAGACGCTTTAGAAACACCTGTTCTTTGTTCTTTCGCTTCGTCTAAATAATCCAATACTGGAAACGCAGCTGCTCCCACGAAAGGAACAGTAAAGGGTTGCACCATCCCTGGCGCGCGCATCCTGATCGGCTGACCGATATCGGAATTGAGTACATCGTCAATATTAACTTGACCTTCCACTACACCATATCTGGGGAAAATAGAGTGTCCAAGCGAATCGAGAGTGTCTCTCATAATTTGTGACTTCGCTCGTTGTAATGGCATGACGTAATCCGCGATAGAAGTACCAATCGCAGTATGCGGTTCTGGATCAGGGCAAAATAGGACAATGGGGAGATCGTCCCATTGCATCACGTTAGCTATCGTCAATGCGCTACCAACTGTGCAAACTCTTATGCGCTCTGCTATTCCATCACCATCCAAATCGTAAAACAAATAGTGTTCTACGTATAAAACATTTCTTGAACCAGGATCACTTCTATCGGCTGCGTAAACATCATCGTAAGGTTGACGCGCTTGTTGGTTATCCCAATCGTCTGAATCAAAGTCGGTGTCTCCACCGCCAGCATTATCACTTATAAAATCATAGTCATAACCCATAGCCACTAGATCACTAACGGTTTTCATCATTCTATGCGCTACATACGAGCTGGATTTAATATCTCTAGCGTCTCTTGCTATCAGCACCTCTTCTGGAGGTATGGCTTCAATGCAAACTTTATTAGCTTTCTTAACTCGTCTAATCACCACATCGTATTCAACAGGGAACTCTTGTTCTATTTGCTCACCTGTCATTTCATCCAACATGATTTGCATTTCGTATTTAATTTCTTCTTCAATAACTTCTACGTCTGGATCAGAAACCAATGCCATGTATTGTTCTCTGTTAAGTCCTGTGTAGTCGTATGTGGAAGAAGTAACTGAATCATCCCAAAACGCCTTGACAAATCCTGTTTTCCTTACGAGCGCATCTTTGAACACATCGTAAAGCACTTGGAAGCCATGATTCTTTTCTTGGATAACGTGATTAATGTAATCCGTTTGTTGTTCTGCTAAAGGTATATCTTCAGGCCCACTAGGAACAAACTCCACCACTCTTTTAGTACCAAAGAAGGTACGCAGTAGGGAAGGTAACATATAGAGAACTGAATCCCTTACGTCTGTTGATATGTATTCTGACTGGAGATCGCTACCGCCTTCGGGTTCGTCTCCCATGTAATATTTAGTCGCTTCAGCGCGATCTTCGCCTATTGCATCTATAAAGTCTTGGGCATCATCAAGTTCTGATTTAAGAACGCCTTGTAGCTGCTCTAAATCAACACCATCTTCTTCGTTAGTTTCTTCTCGCCCTTTTTTTTCTTCTTTTAGATCTTCTTTGACGTATTTATCTTTCATAGAGATTCCTATTATTTAACTAATCCGTATAATACGGCTTTTCAACGGTTTCTTAAACGAGTAACCGCCAAATGAAAGCGAGCCAGAGAAGTTGGCGGCATCTGAAGCCATTGTTAATGCTAATGCGTCTGCTAAATCAGGACTTTTTATGCCCCTTCTTTTCATGGACTCTTTACTTTCTAATTTTATTTTACCACTACTTGTATACTCGTAGCTAGGTGAAACTAATTGAGCCATTAAATCATCATCGGGTGGTAGTCTGCAATCTCTTTGTGCTAACCAATCTTTAATTTTAAACCATAGTTCAGCACGTAGATTCAGATAGTTCTTATTAGTCGAGGGTGCTTCGGAAACATTGATCCCTCTAACGGGTAAATCCAACTCGCGCAATCTATCCACCACACCGCTACCAATACCAATAACGTCTATCAATATTTCTTGCGGTTTGTTCTCAAACGTAGCGTTGTCGTATTCAGCTTTCACCGCACCGCACAGTTGCATCAAATCCATAGACTTATAAGTTTGTATTTCTAAGACGGTATTACCTTGTCGTTTGCAAAGCGCGGAGTTATCACCGCCAAACCGAGCTACATCCAATCCCCATAAAATAGCTTGCTCGGTAGTCAAGGATACCTCTCTGTTAATCGCAGCCTTTACTAAATCCAATGGGATAACTGTATCATCGTCTGACTTTGGAAACTCACCTAAGACTTCAACCCTAGACACAGTAGAGTCCTCTCCGTACTGATCTAGCATTTGCTGGAATACTTTCTTGTCCGTACCTTCTACTTGCCTACTGTCTATCTGCTCGGTATTCCAAAAAGATTTAGCACCATGAAAGCTGTCATAGAAAGGGCCTTGATTTCTTCTGGGGTTGGAGAAAGCGAACCAAAATCTATTTTCGGTGGGTTCTGAAAAGAACCCTTCCGCTACAGAATAGATAGGAGCGGGTATACCCGATGCTTCATCCATGATTAAGCACACACCGTAGTTACTGTGAATACCAGCAAAAGCGTCTGGGTTTTCTTCCGACCAAAGCTGCGCTTGTCCGTAGTAATAGCCTGTGTCTATTTGTAGGTCTTTTTTAAGACTGGCTTCAAACCAATCAACAGGTTTAAGTGTGGTCGCAGTTTTATTAAACCAATGTCCATTAATGGATAGCGTGAGCCACTTACCGAGTTCCGCCCATGTTCTTGAGCGCAACTGTTGTTCGGTGTTAGCAGTTACAATCACAGTCGATCCGAGACGAGTCGATAGCATCCACAGTATGATCCACGCAACCAAAGCGGACTTACCGATTCCACGACCAGATGCAACTGCCAACCTAAACATATTGGGATCTAGCTTCCCAGCGTTCTTTTGAATATGGTTTGTCAAATCTCTTAAAATTTTCTCTTGCCACTTGCGAGGGCCTGTAAAACCTTCGAGGGGTGTTCCTTCTTGATTCCAGGGGAAAACATATTTTACGAAGTTAAGGGGATCGTCTTTTATATTGGCTGTCCATATATCGGACATTAATTCTTCTTCTTGTTTTGCGCTGTATTTCATTTTTTATCTAAGTAGGCTTTATAAGTATCCGCGAGAGCTAGTATTGCTGTTAGCGGTGCGTTTTGTTCTTCTAGGTATTTGAGTTGATCCAAGTATGATTTATCAGAGGGGTAGTTGCAATCATCGAGAACGTGCTTGGCAAAGTCTCCTGTCTTATCGTCTCTCTCTACGTGCTGTAGAAGGAAGTGATAGAAATTCATCCTTGCCCTCTGGATTTCTTTCTATCGTTGCGTTTGTTTCTGCTAGAACCAAAGCTGTTTTTAGAATTGCCAATGGATGTTTTTTTATAACGACTGCGAGATACCTCTCTTGCTGATAGTTGATTGAAGGTTGCTTTTCGTACCATTACAAAAAAATTAAAAAAATTTAGTTACTATCTACCAAAATATAACCCCCCAACTTTTTTTGAGGGGGGGGTGGTTAAAAGATTTAAAACCCCTGGAGATAATAGGGGGAAAAAGACATCTTTTAACCTGAAGCAGTTGAGGAGGGAGAGAAGGCTTCATGTCTTTTGAGGTTTGTCTGATTTTTTATCTGTTGCTCCTACGTCTGGAATCCTTACGTCAGGCACTCTTTCGGCTTCTATGATATTAGCTGGTGCGTAACTGGTGCGTAGTCTGGCATTATCCAGAGCTGATCCAATGGAGAGAGTATGGTTCGTCTCTACCCTGTCCATCCAGTTCTCGGTGTCTCGGTTCTTGAGGTAAAAGATCTGCGCGGTTACGTTTCCTTCTTGGGCCGAACTAAAAAGCGCGTTGGTTACTTCCGCCAACCCCTTTGCTTCTCCCCTTTTTATAGCGTCCTCAAAATTCGCAGAACGCTTTCTATTACGGTCTATCGTTGACCACGAAACGCCCAAGGCACGCGCTATTTGAGTAGTGCCAAGTCCTTGAGCAGCTAAACGCTCAACCTTGTCTAAATCTAAATCAATACGCTTTCTACCGACCTTTTTGGTATTACTTTCAGTCATCTTTGTATCATTTATCTCCATTTCTTAATGTATATCCTAACCCAACCAACAGAAAATGTGTATGTTCGCCAGCTTTAGGCAAGCGCAACTCATTCTCTGCTGTATATTTTATTATATTCTTTGCAATTAACCTATCCACACTTCTCTTCACCGTGTTCCTGTGCATCCCTGTCGCTTTAGCCAAATAAGTAATTGAATCCCTCACACTCCAGCTCGCCAACCTCCACCGATCCACCATAATCCACAGTAAGAGTTTCTCCGCTGGCAAGAGATCAGTTCGCCCCACCCTCGCTTTGAACCACTCCTTCCATAGCACTCGCTTCACCACCCTAAAATCAGAGTACCTCGCTACATACTCCACCCTCACTAGAGCTGAGTTCTCCTCCCTCTCTATATCCCCCAACACCATCCATTTATACTCCATAATCAATCGCCCTTTCTATGCTCGCCCCACACTTTGTGTGGGCGAAGCATATAGTATAGATAGTATAATAGGATATAAGCACCTGTTAGGTGCATCAAATGACCAGATAGGTGCATCAATCGACCTAACAGGTGCATTAAACTATTTCTTTTCATCCTTCTTTTTGGGTTCTTTCTTCTTAAATATCCGATCAAATTCCTTATTGAATTTATCTTTATTGTAGGGCCTGTAATCGCTTCCTTTAGACATCTTTATCCTTGTGTAAGTTAATGAAATATTCTGCATCCAATAATACTAATGCTTTGGTTCTGTTCTTCTTAATCACAACTAATGGCTCGTAATTATTTGAATTGCCACTCGCTTGATCGTAAGCACTCCATACATTGACTCGCTCTTGGTTTTTACACTCTATGGAATAAGGGAATTTCTCCCTCGCTACTCTTGCCATCGTGACATCCTCGCCACCAGCTCCCATTGAAGTTGATTCAATATCCTCTGGGTGTATATCCAACACCTCAATCAATTTATCTCTAACCCATTGTTGTAGTTTTCTACCTTTGGCTTTTGCGCTACTCGTTTTCATGTTCTTGTATTAATGTTAAAGCAATCCAGTACGCCACTTGTGGAACGATGGCATTACCAAGTGCTTTTAAACGATTGGCTCTGTTCTTTGGATTAGTGGTAACTCTGTCTATTCCTCGTTCCCAAGATCCGTCCACCCATGCGGATACCCCATCAGACCTTCCACCCAGGTAGGATTCAAAGCTCCTGATTTCTCCGAAACCACCATCGAAAGGTTTAACTGCTTCCCCTTCTCCGCTCGTCTCTTGATCGCTGGAGTTGATAAGTTCCCCCTGTCTCGATTGTCCGAGTGTGCTGGTGTCGGCCACATCTTCTGCATCTTCTCGTAAGAGCGATGATTCTCTAACTTGACTGTTAGCATACTCTCCATCTCTTCTTTCGTTATCTCGCCTTGCATCATCTTCTTGTAAAGATTCTGGTATTGACCCTCGCTTGCGTGTCCGTAACCCTTCGTAGCTGGTGTTGGCCACATCTGTACTGTGTCCGCTAAGTTCAAACTGTGACTGCTCTTCTTGTCTTTGGACAATCTCCTCCCTGTGTGTGTTAGCTCTGCGTTGGGATGTTCTATCTCCTGTGTCGTTGGTGTCGGCCACATATTCGGTTTCCCTGACTTCTGTATCTCCTCCGTTGGCCAAAACTTCACGAACCGATCCAGACTCACGCTCTTGCCTGTCATTGGGTTCATTGTCTCCTTGCTCGTTGACTCCCTTTCTATGTGATCGCTCGCTGTTGGAGTTGGAATCCTCTTGCGTGTCTTGGGCGATAACCCAGACTCTATCTCTGCGGTGGTGGGCGTTGATGGAAGAAGCTGGAAGTACAACCGCCCTTGCGGAGTAGCCTTCGCTTTCCAAGTCAAATAACACATTGTCGAGTCCCAATGTGATGTGACCAGCAACATTTTCTGCCACGATAAACTTGGGTCTTTTCTGTTTAATAATTTCAAGCATGAACGGCCAGAGGTGGCGGTCATCCTCCTCGCCTTTGCGCTTCCCAGCTTGACTGAATGGCTGACAGGGGTATCCCCCTGTGAGGATGTCACATTCAAGGTCTTGCCATTTTCCTTGTCCCCAAATAGGTCTTGTTGATTCATTTCTTACTAACTCCGTAATGTCATTATAAATTGGAACACCAGGAAAGTTCTTTTTCAATACTTTCTGCGGATATTCCTCTATTTCACAAAAGGCTACAGTCTCTATCTTTTGAGTTGAATCAAAAGCCAAACTGAAGCCACCGATACCGCTAAACAGGTCTATATGTTTAAGTTTATTCATCATCCTCCCAAGGATTACCCGTTACATATACATTGCGTGTTTCTTCTAATAATTCTAAAACTGCATCTTTTCTAAATAGCGTCTTAGTTCTCATGTCTGTTTGCGAATTGGATTTAACCATTGCAAATCGCACCAATCTATTTGGATCGTATTCCACACCGTATCGTGTACACACAAACTGAGCTTCTTTCTCTGGCCCATGATACATAACAGCAGCCCATCTCTGTGAGTCCACTAGCGAACTTGCTCCTCTGATGCTGGCTCGCATCATCATAGGATCATCATTCTTGCCTAGCGCAGTCTTACTCATGTGATGTATGGAGACAACGCTACAAGCTAATTTAGAAGCCATACTCGCACAATACTGCCCCCACACTTGCCCTACTTCGTTTGAATTAACTGGTGCGCTAATCATCGCTTGTAATGGATCAAATACAACTAGAACTGGATTGTGAGACTTTATCTCCTCTAATAATTCAAGTGCGGTTGGTGTAAAACCTAACCCTCCGCTATCTTCTTTAACCAATGTCAAGGGTTGTGGTAGATCGGGTACAGTTACACAAAATAAATCGTGTAGCGCA